GAGTCGTTCTTCCAGACTCTGGCCGCTGCTCAGCGCCGTGTGGATCGCTACAGCGCAAACGCTGCTGTCGCCGCGACCGACCTGACCGAGCTGAAGAACACTTCGGTGAAGGTGGCCGGTGGCTTCGGTCCGATACGATACGAGCCGTCGCAAATGACCTGGCTGGAGCGCCCAACCACGCAAGGTATCGAGGTTGCTAGCCGCGCGTTCGCTGAAATCCTGTTGAAGGATCAACTGAACACCGCGATCGCCGCCCTGGTAGCTGCTATCACCGCCCAGGCTGCTGCCGTCAACGATGTGTCGGCTACCGATGGCATCACCTACGCCGGCCTGAACAACGCACACGCGAAGTTCGGTGACGCAAGCCAGAACCTGGTAACCCAGGTGATGCAGGGCACCAGCTACCACAAGTTGGTCGGCCAGAATCTGGCGAACCAGCAGCAGCTGTTCCAGGCAGGCAACGTCCGTGTGGTGGACATCCTCGGCAAGATCTCCGTTGTGACGGATGCTCCGGCGCTGATGCAGGCCGGCACCCCAAACAAGGAAATCATCCTCTCCCTGGTGCAAGGCGCTGCGCTGGTCCACGACGGCCGCGATATTGTCAGCAACGTCGAGACCACCAACGGCAAGGAGCGCATCGAAACCACCCTCCAGACCGACTACACCTTCGGCCTGGGCCTCAAGGGTTACACCTGGGACGCCACCGCCGGCGGCAAGTCGCCAACCGACGCCGAGCTGTCTACCGGCACCAATTGGGACAAGACCGCCACCAGCATCAAGCACACCGCCGGTGTTGCACTGATCGGTGACGCCTCCAAGTAACCCTTCAAAGCTGAGCCGGGCGTTTCGCCCGGTTCAGTGAGGACATGATCATGAGCAACAAAAACGTCTGGTATCTACCGGGCCCGTTTCACCAGTACCAGGAAGACGTGAAAGCCCTGGCGAAAAAGGCAGGCCTTCGCATCATCGACGCGAACGTGACCGAAAGCCGTGAAGATGAGGCTGAGGAAACTCCTGAAGTGACGATCCGGGAAATGGCACAGCCGTTGGCTCCTGTTGCTGACCAGGGCGACCCAGTCGACGTTGACGAACTGGTTGCCCAGCTTCGCGGAATTGCCGGCCTGATTGATGCCGCTGAGGGCCTTGCTCCGCTGGAGCATCCTGGCGCCGGAGAGTTAGCTATCCGGCTGTTCGATGTGATGAAGGGTATCAGCGAAGGCATGAACGACCTGGAGGGGCTGCGTAGCACTCTGGCGCAGGAAAACGAAGCGCTGCGGGGAGAGATTGAAGAGCTCAAGGCGGCTGCCGATCAGTCGAAGGCCGAGCATGACAAGGCTTCAGCTCTCAAGGCCAAACTCGACGACGCGGGCGTTTCCTACCGCTCCAATGCTTCGATTGAATCGCTGGAAAAGGCTGTCGCTGAACTGTCCAAGGACTGATACTTCGGTCGATCATCAAAACCAAACCTGCGAGTTACTCCATGACACTCATCATTGAGGACGGAACCGGGAAGCCGGACGCCGAAAGCTACGCGAGCGCCGAGGATCTGGCGCTGTATGCCGTGAAGTTCGGCGTCGTCATTCCTGCTGATGTGCCCGCGCAAGAAGCGTTGCTTCGCCGGTCCGCCTTGGCGATGGATGGCATGACCTGGAAAGGTCGGAAGATGAGCAGCGAGCAGGCTCTGGCTTGGCCGCGCCGGGGCGTCCAACTGGATTGCGAAATCAAGCCGGACAACTATCTCCCGGCGCGCATCCAGTACGGCCAGATGGCCTTGGCAGCAGAAATTCACCAGGATGACGTTGACCCGATCGACAAGCGCAAAGGTGCAGTTACGCTAGAGCGCGTCGAAGGCGCTGTAACTCGTGAGTACGCGACGATTTCCAACACCAGCGGACGACTCTTGCCCGCGGCACCGGATCGGCCGAGCGCTACGCAGTTTGCCGACTATTTGCAGAAGCGTGGGTTGTTCGCTGTTCGTGCATAGTTGTAATGCGGGGGAATGCGCAGGCTGATGCGTGAGGAAGCTACACGGGTTTGCCGGTGAAATTCCGGTGCTCCTGCAAGGTTTGCGACCAGCGTTGCCGGTTCGAGTCCGGACGGAACCTTGCATGCCGGGATCAGCTCCGGCACCCCGCACCCATTCAAAGGCCTAGCCATCGCGCTGGCTTTTCACATATGGAGCCACCATGGCCTTCTACGACGAAATGGCCGTGATGGCTCTGGACATGATCACAGAGTTCGGCCAGCCCGTGATCATTCGGGACATCAAGGTCGGCGAATACGACCCTGGCACAGGCACCGTGCCACCGGATACCGTCGTTGAGCAGACCGCCCAGGGCATCCTACTCGACTTCACCGGGCAAGAATTCCAAGCCAACAGCCTCATCAAGGTTGGCGACAAAAAGCTCAAGATCGCTGCGCAGGACCTGGACTGGCCTCCAAGCCTCCTGAACAAAGTCATCGTTCAGGGGCGCACATGGTCGATTATTCCACCGCTGAAAGAGATCAGCCCGGCCGGAACGCCGATTCTTTATGAACTGCAGGTGAGGTCGTGAGTAGGGCAGGCGCCGGCCAATCCGGCAGTTTCGCCTTGAGCCTGGCCGAGTTCGCTCAGCAGGCTACGGAGGCCATCGACGCGAGCCTGCGCGAGATCATCATCGAAATCGGCAGCAGCATTATTCGCATGTCACCGGTAGGCAACCCTGAAATCTGGGCGGCGAACGTCACTTATCGGCAAGCGAATGCGCGGGCGGCTGATGACTATGACTTCAAGGTTGCCGTTCGAAACACTGTCATCAACCTGACCGACAGTAATTTCACCAAGGCTGGAAAGCTGAGGCGCGGCGTGAAGTACGCCAAACCCCTGACCAAAACTGAGCGGGACCAGAATTTCAACGTAAACGGATTGGTCGCCGGGCAGGACTATGTGGGCGGCCGGTTCCGTGGGAACTGGAATTTCTCTATCGGGTACCCGGACAACAGTTTTCGAATTCAACCAGACCCGACAGGCGAGGCAACCATGGCCCGACTGGTCAATGGGGCGATTGAGTTCAAGGCGGGGCAGACGGCTTTCATCGTGAACAATCTACCGTACGCCATCCCGCTGGAGTTCGGTCATTCCACCCAGGCCCCCGGCGGCATGGTTCGGGTAACCGTGGCCCGCTTCCAGCAGATCGTGCTGGAGGCAATCAGGAACAACCAGGTATGAGCCACAAGATCATTCGCTCGCTACTGGAGTCGCGCTTGAACGCCTGGGCGAGCGCTCGAACGCCCGTGTTGCGCATTGCGTACCAGAACGTGGCGTTCACACCAGTCGACGACGAGACGTATCTTCGAGCGTTTCTCCTGCCGGCCGGTACCGACAGCAACGACCTGGCCGGTGCGCACCGGCTGTACACCGGTGTGTTTCAAATCACCATCGTGACGCCAACAGGCAATGGCCCATCCGGCGCCGAAACGATCGCTGATGAGCTTGCAGCGCTGTACCCGCTCAACGACCGGCTGGTTCGCAATGGCCTCACGGCCTTGATCATGACTCCGGTTGAGCCAGGCCCCGAACAAACTGAGGACACAGCGTTCGCCTTGCCCGTGTCGTTCCAGTACCGAGCCGACACCACTTAATCCGCCCGTTGGGCAACCCAGAAACCCGCCATCGAGCGGGTTTTGTCATTTCTGCACAGAGGAAAACCCATGAGCGTCTCGATTCCCAACGGCACTACCTTCGAAATCGCCAGCGTCATGAGCGCTGCGAAGCCGTTCACTGCAATTTCCAACGCCAATCCGGCTGTCTTGACCGCAGCGGCCCATGGCCTGGCCGATGGCGACATCATCGTCATTGACTCGGGCTGGGCGAAACTCAACGGTCGTCCGGCTCGGGTGATTGACTCCGATGTCGGCGACTTCGCCGCGGAAGGGATCAACACTACCAGCGTCAAGAGTTTCCCGGCTGGTTCTGGCGCAGGCTCTGTCCGAGCTGCGTCCAGTTTCATTCAAATTTCCCAGATCACTGAGCCGGCCGCCAACGGCGGTGAGCAGCAATTCCTGACCTACGGCTTCCTGGAGGATGACGACGACCGTCAGCTCCCGACCACCAAATCGGCCAGCAGCATGACGCTGCCAGTGGCAGATGATCCCAATCAGCCGTTCGTTGCGGTCGTTGAGGCGGCAGATGAAGACAAGGAACCGCGGCTGATCCGCGCAAATCTCCCGTCTGGCTCGACCATCCTCTACTACGCCTATGTGTCGATCACTGCGACGCCGACGCTGAGCCGGAACAACATCATGACCCGGACCATCACCCTGTCGTTCGCGTCCCGTCCAACTCGCTACAACGCCTAAGGAGGCCTCATGGCAAAGTTTTCAATCGCGCCGAAGCCGACCTTTACGGTCGACGTAGCGATACCCCAGGTGGGCGGCAAGCCGGTCATGGTCCCGTTCACGTTTCAATACCGCGACCGCACCGCCCTGGCTGAGCTGTTTGACGCCTGGAGTGCAAAGGCTGAAGCCTTGAACGAACGTTTCAAAGGCACTGAGCCAACCATCTCCGATATCACCCAGGCGGAAGTCGAGCAGGGTGTCGAGCAGGTTCGGGATCTGGTCGTGGCATGGGGTTTCAGCGACAAGCTGAACGACGAATCCATCACCGCGCTGGTGAAGAGCTGCATTGGTGTTTCGGATGCTGTTGTGAAGGCGTACAGCGACGCCTTCGGCAAGGCTCGCTTGGGAAACTGACGGCCGCCGCCCGGGCGCTCTACGAGCCAGCCGCAACCGCTGAGCAATTGGCGGTATTCGGATTTTCCCCTGAAGACTATGACGAGACATTCGAAGTCTGGCCGGACGCCTGGCCGTCATTCCTCGTGATGGATGCCATGGGAACGCAGTGGCGCACCGGCGCGTGCGGCGCTACCGGACTTGACTATGCCGTGCTGCCCAGCGTGATGCGCCTTGTCGGTGTGCCTGCAAAGGATCGGCCGACAGTTTTCCAGGACATCCGTGTGATGGAGTCGGAAGCGATCGCCGTAATGGCTGAGTTACGCGATAACCGCCCGTGAGAACGGGCACTTATACAAGGTGAGTCGATGAATATTGCAGAACTCGGCGTCAAGATCGACTCGGCCGATGCAATCCAGGCCAAGACAAGCCTGGATGAAATGGCGAAGGCCGGCGGCCGCGCCGAGCAGTCTGCTGTTTTGCTGATGAACGAAATGCAGGCCCTGGAGAAGTCGCTGTCCACAGGCGCCAAAACCACCCAGGACCTAGCAAAGCAAAGAGACGCTCTCGCCAAACTGACCAAGACCGGCGCCTATGGCGAGGCTGAGTTCACCAAGATCACCGCCCAGCTCGACAAGCAGCAGGTTGCCCTTGCCAAGTCCACCATGGATGAGCAGAAGGCGCTGAACAGCCTTTTGGGCGCTATTGATCCGGCCCGCGCCGCACTGGCGAAGCTGGACAAGCAAGTCGAGGATCTGGGCAGGCATCTGGACGCCGGCCGGATCAGTCAGGATGAGTTCAACTCCTCGCTGAGTAAGATCGACAAGGACTATGCGAAGCTCGAAAAGACCGCTACTGGGTTCGACAAGCTTCGTCTCGGCACTCGCCAAGCCCAGGAAAACGTCGTTCAGTTGGGTAACGCTCTGTCCTCGGGCGACTGGGGCAGCGGTGTGCGTGCTGTCGCCCAGCTGGGAGCGGGCGCTGGCGCTTCGGCTGCCGGCCTCCTTGCCATCTTGGCTCCGATCGCTCTTGCTACTGCCGCCGTCGGCGCGCTCGGGGTGGCCTATTACAAGGGTAGCGAAGAGCAGGATAGTTTCAACAAGTCGCTGATACTGACCGGCAACTATGCGGGCGTGAGCGCTGGACAGCTTGGGGATATGGCGCGCCAGGTGGGCGCTACAGTCGGCACAACCGGGCAGGCTGCCGAAGTGCTGGCGCTGCTGGCCGGGAATGGCAAGATCGCTGGCGAAAGCTTCCTGGGCATCACCCAGGCTGCTGTGTCGATGCGGGAGGCCACTGGCAAAGCCGTCAAGGAGACGGTGGCCGAGTTCGAGAAGATCGCCGATGAGCCGGTGAAGGCCTCAGCTGCGCTCAATGAGCAATACCACTACCTGACGGCCTCGGTTTACTCCCAAATCGCAGCGCTCGAAAAACAGGGCGACCATGCCGGCGCGGTGAAGCTGGCAACCGAGCAGTACGCCGACGCTATCAACGAGCGCACCCCGAGAGTTCTGGAGAACCTGAGCTTCTGGGAGAAGGGATACAACGCGGTAGCACGGGCAGCGGATAGCCTGAAGAACCTGGGTCGTCCCGATATCGATGCTGACATCGACCAGGCCCGGCGAAATCTGGAACAGGCCCAGTCAGGCAATGTCGGGGTGTTCCAGAACCAGAAGGAAATGGTTGAGCTATATAGTAACCAGCTCAACATGCTGGAGGACCAGAAGGCCGCGGCGGAGGACATCGCCAAGTGGGAAGGTGAGCAGGCCAAAGCTCAGCGGGATGCTGTCACGGCGATGGGCAAGGTTGATGCCCTGACCAAGTCCTCCTGGACGAATGAGCAAAAGCGCGCCGACGCACTGAAGGAGTACAAGCGGCAGCTCGACGATATTCGCAAAGTCAGCCCAAACGATGCGCGCCTGAATCAGGCTGTGGTCGATAAAAACATTGCCAATATCAACGACCAGTTCAAGGATCCAAAGACAGCAGCAGGTGCTGTCGACCTGACCAGGTTCAACGACTCGAAAAACGCGCTCAACGAAATTCTGTCCGATTACAAGAACGCCCAGAAGGAGCTGGACGCAGCCCAAAAAGCTGGTCTTGTTTCTCAGTCGGACTACTTGCTGAAGCGCCAGGCGATGATCGGCAATCAGCGCGACGAGGTAACCGCCGCTTACGAGGCGGAAATTTCGGCGCTTGAGGCGACCAAGGGTAAAGCTGGCACTTCCGCCGCCCAGCGAATCCAGTTGGACCAGAAGATTGCTGACGCGCGCTCGGCGATGGTCAAGGCGCAAAAGGATTCAGACTCGGAACTGACCGTGCTGGCCGCGAACGAAGAGGGCCGCCTCAAGAAACAGGCCCTGGCCGTCAGCACTTATACCGGGGCACTGCAACGCCAAGTCGAAACGCTTCGAGAGCAGGGGATTCGAGCAGCATCCGGCCTGGGTCAGGGGGATCGGCAACGTGGGCTGACGGATCAGCAGAACGGCATCGACGATCGCATCAACCAACAGCGGCTCGAACTGGCGAATCAGTACGGCGACGGCTCGCGCGGCATGAGCCTCGACGAGTACACCCAAAAGCTGAACGCGTTGAAAGCCACGCAGCAGGATCTGCACGATACGGTGCAGGCCAACTACGACGACATGACCGCAGCCCAGGGAAGCTGGAGCGCTGGAGCATCGTCGGCCTGGCAGAATTACCTGGAGTCGGCGCGGGACGTGGCCGGACAGACGAAAAGTCTGTTCACCAATGCCTTCAGCTCGATGGAGGACGCCATCGTCAACTTCGCCATGACCGGGAAGTTGTCGTTTGCCGATTTTACCAAGTCCATCTTGGCGGACATGGCGCGTATTGCGACCCGGGCCGCGGCGTCCTCAGCAATGGAGGCTCTGTTCGGCCTTGCGGCCTCTGCCGCCGGTTCGTATTTCGGTGGCGGCGCAACGTCGGCCGGTTCCACCCAGGCAGGCTACTCCGGCGACCTCTCAGGCTTCACCCCGGGCAGCATTCAGGCAAAGGGGGGGGCTTGGTCGGGCGGCGTGCAGATGTTCGCCAATGGCGCAGCCTTCACCAACTCCATCGTCAGCAAGCCGACCGCGTTCGGCATGTCTGGCGGCGGTATTGGGGTGATGGGCGAGGCCGGGGAAGAGGCGATCATGCCGCTGACCCGCACGGCTGGCGGCCAACTGGGCGTTCGCGCTATCTCGGGTGGCGGTAGCGGTGGCGGGAACGTTTACAACTTCCCCGTCGCCGTCTCCGTGCAAACCACCGGTGATGGTGGCGAAACTACCACGGAAGACACCACGCAGCTGGGTAGGGGCATCCAGCAAGCGGCCAAGACCGAAGCCGAAACAGCAATTGCCAGGGGCTTGCAGCCAGGCGGCGCCATCTGGCGCGTTATCAATGGGAGGGGCTGATGGCTATCGAAACATTCACCTGGCCCACCCAGCACGGAGACGCACCCGAGATTACCTATCGGGTGCGCACCTCCCGGTTCGGCAGTGGTTACAAGCAGACCGCCGGCGACGGGCCGAATAACAAGGAAGATTCCTACCCGATCACCTACACCGGGTCGAAGACCAGCGTGCTGCAGATCATGGACTTTCTGGACCGGCACGCCGGCACGAAGGCCTTCCTCTGGACGACCCCGCTCGGCGAGTTGGGTCTTTTCGATTGCGTCAATCCTGTGCCAACCCCGGTGGGGGGCGGTGTTTTCAAACTGACGGCCACGTTCACGCGGGCCTACCATCCATAAGGGGCGACCATGCCGCTGATTAGTGAAATCCAGGTCCTCGAGCCTGGAAGCGAAGCGCTGCTCTTTGAACTGGATGGCTCCGACTACGGCGCGGACGTCCTGCGCTTCCACGGACACGCAATTCCGCACACGCCGGCTGAGTTGATAGCCGCCGGCGCCGCTGCCGATGAGCTACCAGCCAAGCCGATCTACTGGCAGGGCAACGAGTACAGCGCCTGGCCGATGCAGATTGACGGCATCGAATCCAACGGCGACGGTACGGCTATTCGCCCGACGCTGTCGGTGGGTAACGTCAATGGCCGGATCACAGCCCTGTGCCTGGCCTTCGATGACCTGCTCGAGTTCAAGTTGACCATGCGGCACACGCTGGGCAGCTACCTCGACGCGGTCAACTTCTCCGGCGGCAACCCAACGGCAGACCCTACCCAGGAGACGATCGAGGTCTGGTATATCGACCAGAAGACGAACGAGGACGGGGAGACGGTCACCTGGGAGCTTGCCAGTCCTGGCGACGTGGGCGGGGAGTCCATCGGCCGCCAGGCCACGACGCTGTGCCATTGGTGCCTGACCGGCGGCTACCGTGGGCCGAACTGCGGCTACACCGGGCCCTACGTGACGAAGGATGGGGTGGTCACCGATAACCCTGAGCTGGACGAATGCGATGCCACACTGGGTCGGGGCTGCATTCCGCGCTTTGGCGAAGGCAACCCGCTGCCATTCGGCGGTTTCCCCGCCGTTTCCCTGATCGCCCGGAGTTGACCATGCGCAAACACATCTTGAGCACGATCCAGGCGCACGCGGCAGCGGAATATCCGAAGGAATGCTGCGGGTTGCTGCTGGCCCTGGGTCGAAAGCAGCAGTACTTCCCATGCAAGAACATCGCGACCGAGCCGAACGAAGAGTTCATCGTCGATCCTGAGGATTACGCCGCGGCGGAAGACCTGGGCGAGATCATCGGAATTGTTCACTCGCACCCGGATGCCACCAGCAGGCCTTCGCCCCGCGACTTAGCGATGTGCGAAGCGACCGGCATGCCCTGGCACATCCTGAGCTGGCCGGAGGGCGACTTGCGGACGGTGCTGCCAACCGGTGAGACGCCGTTGCTGAAGCGCCCGTTCGTCCACGGTGCCTGGGACTGTTGGCAGGTCTGCGCTGATTGGTACAAGCGCGAGTGGGGGCTGGAGTTCGAAGCCTTCAAGCGCGCAGACGGCTGGTGGGAGAATAAGGAAAACGCCAGCCTGTACGAGGCGAACTACGAGGCCGCCGGCTTCTGCCGGGTCGACCGGCCACAGCGCGGCGACATGATCGTGATGGAGGTGGGCCGGACGGTTCACCCGAATCACGCTGGTATTTTCCTTGGCGCCAACCCAGCACTGCCCGGCGAGGACGCCGCGACCTTCGGCCCCGGGCCGTTTCTGCTTCACCATTTATACGGTCGACCGAGCGAAATCATCGTTTTCGGTGGGCCGTGGCTGGATAGAACTCGGCTGGTCCTGCGCCACAAGGACGCGAAGTGAGGTATTCCGTGGCGTTGGTGCTTCCGGTTGATGGTGATAGCATCCTGTCATTAGTCGCGGGCTAGCTGCGACCATTGAGCAAGGAGTTCAAATGTTCGTCGTCAGGCTACTGGTTTTGAGTTTTCTCGCTTTTTACAGCTACTCCATGGGTATGGAGCGAGGCGGGCTGAATGCGTTTGGTAAATTGGTAGCGATAAGCGGGATAGTGTTCGTTCCGGCTCTTTATATGCTCCCTACCATTGAGGCGGCAATTCGAAAGAGCAATAACCTTCCGGCGATAGCCGCTGTGAACTTCTTTCTGGGCTGGAGCCTGATTGGGTGGGTAACTGCTCTGGTATGGGCATTCAAGAACCCAACGCCAGTAATTCTGGCGGAAGCTCCTGCATACCTAACTGTTGAAACTAGCTCGACTACGGACACAAAACCGAAAAAAGATTGCCCATTCTGTGGCGAAGAGATTTTAGCGGTAGCGGTGAAGTGTAAGCATTGTGGCAGCGAGCTATCCGAATCCACTGGGGGTGTTGCGTGAAGGCTGTATTTTTACTTTTAGCAGTTACCGCACTGGCTGGTTGCGTATCGCCAGGCGACCTTGCGTCTAAAGACCCAAGCATCTCAGGCAGCACCACGAAGGACCCGAAGCGTTACGCGCTTTGCGTGCTCCCGAGATGGCAGGACGCGCGCAGCGACGTAACCATGTCCGAGACGGAATATGGCTACCGCCTCATCGCAGCGACCAACAACATGACCGATGAATTGCTGAGCATCCGCAAGACATCCAAGGGTAGTGCTGTGAAGCTGTACCAGCGCATGGCCTGGGCCCCGGGATATGGGCGGGGCGATATGGAGCAGGCAGTGAGGGGCTGTCTGTAAACGAAATGAAGTACACCAAGCCGCCTCCGGGCGGTTTTTTCATGCCCGGAGAAAACCGTGTCAGCGATCAATTGCAGCCATCCAACAATGACTACCATCCTGCTCTCGGGCCCGCTAATAAAGTTGTTTGGCCGGGTCCACCGCCGAGAACTTGGAAGCCAGTCGGTCGGCGAGGCGTTCAAAGCGCTGAAATGCACGCTCAATGGCTTCGACTTGGCAATCAAGGATCTGGAGCGCCGAGGCATGCGGTTCGCGATTTTTCGGAACCGGAAGAATGTCGCGGAAAAGGAGTTCGCGCTGGGCGGTGCCGAGGAGATCAGGATTGTTCCGGTTATCTCAGGCAGCAAGCGCGCCGGGCTACTTCAGACAATTGTCGGTGCGGTGCTCATTGCCGCCTCGTTCATACCTGGCTTCCAGGCCCTGGCACCGGTGGGTATTGCCCTCGTCGCCGGCGGCGTCATCCAGATGCTCAGTCCCCAGGCCTCTGGCCTCAAGCAGAGCGCATCCCCCGACAACGCCCCGTCCTACGCCTTCGGCAGCGCCAAGAACACCACAGCCAGCGGCAACCCCGTGCCGATCTGCATCGGCGACCGGCGGTGGGGCGGCATGATCATTTCCGCATCGATATACGCCGAAGACAAAACGTAAACCGAACGCAGTAAGCAGGCCGCCCATGAGGCGGTTTTTTTTCGCCTGGAGGAAAGCATGGGCGCAGCACGCAAGATCGATATCCACGGCGCGAAGGGCGGAGACAAAAAGCCTAAGTCCCCGACTGAGGCCAGCGACAACCTGCGCTCCACGAACATTGCCAAGCTGCTGATCGCCGTGGGCGAGGGCGAGTTTGAGGAGGCTCCCACTGCGGCGACCATCTTCCTCGACAACACACCAATCAATGACGTCAGCGGCAACGTCAACTTCCCCAACGTGAAGTGGGAATGGCGCTCCGGGTCTGTCGATCAGACCTACATCCCCGGCATTCCATCTGTCGAGAACGAGACATCGCTGAACATCGAGCTGCGCAGCGATGCGGCCTGGGTCCGATCTGTCACGAACACTCAGCTGTCGGCCGTGCGCCTGCGCTTTGCCTGGCCCGCGCTCCAGCGCCAGGACGACCAAGGCAACATTGGCGGCTATCGCATCGAGTACGCAATCGACGTGGCCACCGACGGCGGGGCCTATCAGCAGGTCCTAGTCGATGCAGTAGACGGCAAGACCACCACCCGCTACGAGCGCTCCAAGCGTGTCGACCTGCCAGAGGCAACAACCGGCTGGCAGATCCGCGTCCGCCGCATCACGCCCAACCAGAACAGCAACAAGATTGCCGACACCATGCTGATCGCCGGTTTCACCGAGGTGATCGATGCGAAGCTGCGCTACCCGAACACCGCGCTGCTGTACATCGAGTTCGACGCCGAGCAATTCACCAACATCCCGGCCGTCACCGTGAAGTGCAAGGGCCGTAAGTGGCAGGTCCCGAGCAACTACGACCCGATCAGCCGCACTTACACCGGCACGTGGGACGGCAGCATGAAGCTGGCCTGGACCAATAATCCGGCCTGGATCACGTACGGCATTTGCACAGAGGATCGTTTCGGCCTGGGCAAGCGCATCAAGACATTCATGGTCGACAAGTGGGAGCTGTACCGTATCGCGCAGTACTGCGACCAGCTCGTTCCCGATGGCCTGGGCGGCACAGAACCGCGCTTCCTCTGTGACATGAACCTGCAAGGCAAGGCCGACGCCTGGACGCTGCTGCGGGACATCTCCGGCATCTACCGCGGGATGACCTACTGGGCCCAGGGCCAGTTGATCATGCAGGCGGACATGCCTCGCGCCCAGGACTTCGACTACGTCTTCACCCGGGCGAACGTCATCGACGGGAAATTTTCCTACGGCAGCGCATCGGCGAAGACCCGGTACACCCGGGCCCTGGTCAGCTACGACAACCCGGCGAACAACTACGACACCGACGTCATTCCGTTTTCGGACCTTAACCTTCAGCGCCGCTATGGGGACCGGCCAACTGAGCTGAGTGCCATTGGCTGCACCCGTGCCTCTGAGGCCCAGCGCCGGGGCAAGTGGGCGATCCTGAGCAACAACCTGGACCGCACCGTCACCTTCAAGACCGGGATGGAGGGCGTGATCCCGCTCCCGGGCCACATCATCCCGGTGGCCGACTCGCTGCTGGCCGGTCGGGAGATTGGTGGACGGATCTCAGCCGTGGCCGGTCGCGTGGTGACCCTGGACCGTGACACCCAGGCGAAGGCCGGGGACCGATTGATCATCAACCTGCCCGGCGGGCGCGCAGAAGGGCGCACCGTGCAAAGTGTTGCCGGCCGTGCCGTGACCGTGACCATCGCCTACAGCGAGGCGCCTCGGGCACAGCTTCAGTGGGCACTCGACGCTGACGACCTGGCGATCCCGCTGTACCGGGTCCTGCGGACCAAGCGCACCACCGAGGGCGACTTCGAGATCAGCGCGCTGCAGTACGAGCCGAGCAAGTTCGCCAATATCGATACCGGCGCACGCCTGGAAGACCGGCCAATCAGCGTTATTCCGATCACCGTCGTTCCTGCGCCTGCCAGCGTAACCCTGACGGCGAACTCTGTCGTTTCCCAGGGCATTGCCGTAGCCACGATGACCATCACCTGGCCTCCTGTTGAAGGGTCTGTGGCGTATGACGTTGAGTGGCGCAAGGACAGCGGCAACTGGATCAAGGTCCAGCGCACCGGCACGACCGGCGTCGACGTGGAGGGCATCTATGCGGGGGGCTACGTGGCCCGCGTCCGCGCGGTGAGTGCCTTCGATATCTCGTCGATCTGGCGTAACTCCGTGCTGACAGAGCTGAAGGGCAAGGAAGGCCTGCCGCCGGCGGTTACCCACCTGACAGCCACCAGCCTTGTCTATGGCATCAGGCTTGACTGGG